TTGTTCACATTGAACACGATCGACGAGTCGTTCTGCGTCGGCGCGGTTCCATCCTTGCGCCAGAACAGGACGATGAAGTCTGCTGGCAGGGCGCCCTGAGTGTAGGTGCCCCAATCAAGTCTGATGTTCGCCGTACCGTTGGTATTGGCAGTAACGGTGATTCCGCTCGGGGTGGGGTTGTTCGTCGGGGCACCAGCAGTCCGGTACTTGGCCGTGCCGCTGAAAGCGCTGACACCGCTATCCGCATTGGTCTTGACCGTTTCGATCGTGACGCCGGTCGTGCCAACCGTGATCGAGCCCGGAAGACTCGTCGTCGTGCTGATGCGGTCGCCCTGGATCGTCCCTGCAACGAGGCGATCGCCGGTGATCGTGCCTGCCGCGATGTCCGAGTTGGTGATCTCCGCAGTCGCCTTCGAGATGCCTGTCGAAAACGCGCTCTTGTTGCCGCTCGAGTCGACTGCCTTGACCCAGTAGTAGTAGGTGGTCGACGCCGCAAGGCCCGCATCGGTGAACCCTCCAACCATTCCTCGGTTTGCGTTGACCGTTGCGATGGCAACCGCAGTGCCGGAGTTGTTCGTGCTGTTGCGGTACACCTCGACAGCGGCGAGGTCGTAGTCGGCAACCGCGTTCCCGTTCGCCCAGGTGAGGAAGATGCTGCGCACCGAAGCAAGTGCCGCCAGCCCGATCGGCACAGAGGGGGCAACGGTATCGACTGCGGCCGTGTGCGTTGCGCTGAGGGAGTAGGGTCCGAGGTTGCCGGTGAAGTCGACTGCCCGCACCCGCACGGTGTAGGAGATACCGGGCTTGACCGTCCACGAGTAGGTGGTGTTCGAGCCCGTTGCGAAGGCGATGAACCCTCCCGCACCCTCTTTGAGGTCCACCTCGTAGTAGGCAAGGTCCTCATCCGCCACCGCAGTCCACGAGACCGTAAGGGAGACGATCTGCTCTCCGTTCGTGCCAGTCGTCACCGCGCTAGTGAGGCCCACTCCGGTCACCTGAGCAGGCGGCGTCGTATCGATGCTCTCCAGCGCGACACTCGCGCCCATCACCCCACCAGTTGCGCTCAGAGGATGCCAGTCACTCTCATTTCCGGAGTAGTCGACTGCCCGACCCCAGTAGTAGCGAATCACCTCGAGACTCGATTCCAACCCACCGTGAAGGTAGTTATCACCAGAGACCGTGGCGATCTTCGTAGCAAAGTTTCGATCGTTAGAGGAGTTGGCCCAAATCTCGACATGCGAGAAGTCGGAGTCAGTCGGGTTGATCCAGTTGAGCTGGATGTAGCCGAACCCACCAAGAGCGGTGAGGCCAGAGATCGGGCCGGGAGGGGTGGTGTCCCCACCCACAAGGAAATCGGCAGACTGCGCCCAGGTGGACTTCGCACCGTAGATGTCCACCGTGCGAACGCGGACCTGAACCGTCTGACCTGAGATGACAGGCCTGTACTCGAAACGCGGGGTGCCGCTAGTGCCCAGCGGATACCACTCTACGTCGGCGAGGTACTTACCCTCCACTTCATAGTAGAGAGCGGTCGTCCCCCCAGGGGGCGTCCAGGAGATTCTGATGCCCTGCTGCAGGGTTCCGTCGACCTGCATCCCGCCGACAAGCTCGATGCCCACGAGCGTCGGGGGAGCCACAACGGGGACCATGAAATCAGTAGTGAACTCCCACGCGGAGAACGCACCGGAAGCAGTGACGGCGCGGACCCGGAACTCATAAATCTTGCCTGCCAGCACCGTCGCGTGGTGGTACTTGGGCGTGGCTGCATCTACCGTGCCAAGGGAGACCCAGTTCAGGTCGCCGTCAAAGCGGGTGCCCAGCTCGTAGTGCGTGACGCGATCGTCGGTCGAGGGCGTCCATGCCACCTCTAGCATGGAGACCGGGGCCGTAGCCCCAGTGGGCGTGATGCCGACCAACGTGACCGTCGCGTTCTCCGGGGCGTCGATCTCCGTGATGTAAAAGTCTGTCGCCTGTGCCCACTCGGAGTAGGAGCCATTGCCCGCTACCGCTCGCACGCGAATCTGGTAGGTGATGCCAAGCAGCGCCGGGGCAAGGATCATGTAGTCCGTGTCCGGGCCGACCGTGCCGTAGGGGTGCCAGTCAACGCTGTGCCCAACCGCGAAGGTCTGCACCTCATACGAGGCAATCCAAGGGCTAGGGCTGAGCGTCCAGGTGAGCTTGGCGCCGTAGACGATGTCTCCGCTGGGGCCAGCGACCTTGTATTCCTCGACGATCGGGTTCGTCGGAGGTTCAAGGGTCAGCACACCTTGGGTCACCGTCCAGACGATCTCTCCAGAGTTGCTGCCGCCATAGACACCATCGGCGCCGTACACCACAACCCGGATGGTGTAGATCGAGGCGACCTTCGCAATGAAGCGGCAGTTCCTGCCGGTCGTCTCAGCGATGAGGTTGAACTGGCCGTTGTCTTCCTTGATGTACACCTGGCCGAAGTTGTACTCAGGGCCGACGACGTCCCAGTCGACCTGGACGTTGACGCTCTGGACAGCGTTGAAGTCGACCGAATCAAGGACGGTCGCACGCAGGCCAGAAACCGTAGGAATGCGGGTCGTGGGGGCGGCGACACCGGGGGCGTAGTCAACGAGGTTGAATTCGCAGGCGTAATACTCGGGGTTCTCGTCGGTCGCGGTTACCCGGACCCGGCTCTCATCGAGCGGCTCGATCGCCAGAATCTTGACCTTCTTCCCCGGCACCTCCTGCGGGCCATACATCCAGACATAGTCGGAGGCATGGTGGTCCCCGTCCCCGCCTGGGACCACAGGCAGGGGGTCAAGCAGGGTGAGCGTGTCAGATGTGCCCGAGAACCCCGCAACTCTGTGCTGCGTCAAGGCGCTGTTGTCAGGCCTGCGGAAGACAAGCCACTGCGTAGCTCCGCTCCCCGTCACCGGCTTGTCGAGCACGATGCTGGTCGTCGAAGCCGCGGAGAACACTCGACCCGTGGCAGCCCACGAGGTCATGTCGTGCGACAGCAGGACGACGTCGCCGCGGCTGACGATCAGACCCTCGAGGTCCGTCTCCCACTGAATGCGGCGGCGCCTCCAGAGCTGGGCGGCGGCAATGAGGTTGCCCTCGCGCTTTGCCTGGTCGGTGTAGACCACACCGAAGAGGTCGACCTCGGCGGGGTTCTGCCCAGTGGTGCTGGCCCCAGGCACCGTGATGCGGATGGTGTCGGGCTTGTAGAAGTTCTCGGAGTTGAAGAAGCGGACGATCACCTCGTCGGCAGTCTTCTCCGTCGTGTACTCGATGGAGAAGGTGCCGGGGAGCATGTTGTGCGGGCCGAAGAGCGCGACAGGCGCCAGATTCGGCGCATCCCACACCACGCCCAGCTTCCCGCTGGAAAAAGAGAGCGAACCGCGCCCGACTCGAGCAATCTTGGAGAGCGCCTCGCCGATGGACATCCGGCTATCGAATACGGCACTGACGTATAGACTGTTCGCGTAGCAGAAGTCTGCCCATGCGGAGATGGCAGCGATGTCGATCTGCGTGTCTGCAAGGCCTGCACCCGCAAGGAGCTTCCCCGTGGTCGGGTGGTAGAAGCCGCGGGCGATTTTCAGGAACCACCACGCCGGGTTCTCACTCACCAGCGTGAGGTCAACACTGAGGTCGTGCGCCTTGCCCTGTACAAGCGCCGAGTAGCGATCGATCGCGCCGTTGACCTGACCGGACGCCTTGACCGTCATCCCGAGCCGGGTCTGCCCGCCGACATCAAAAGGCTGCTCCTGGGTGAAGCGCATCCCCAGCAGCGCGGTCTCGGTGGTGACCTGGGAGTCCGTGGAGTCCTCAGTCAGTCGCTTAATCCGAACGTCGTAGCGACCCTTAGTAACAGGGAACTTGAACGAGGAACGGACGGGCGTGCGCCCATTTCCAACCATAGAAGCTGAACCCTGAGACGCATAGATTGCGTCCCCGCCGAGCTGTCTTCTCCACTGGTATGCCATTTCTTGTTCTTATTTTTGGTCTAGTGTTTCGTCAGAAGCCGGGGCTGTCGTACTCAGGTGCGTCGTACAACTCCCAGCCCTCGCCAGCGGGCTTCGTGGCATTTGGATTTTCCGGATCAGCGATCGGGCCGTACTCCCAAGTGATCGGGGTGTAGCCGGTGATTACGTCAGGCAGGCTGGCAACAGGCGTCCAGCTTCCGGAGCCGTGGACGGAATACTCAATACTGAAAGAAGCTGTGAGGTTGGTCTCCTCACCCTTGTTGTTGTAGGAGACGAGAATTCCTGAAACGTCGATCGCAATTTCTGTCGTGTCGACAGGGCTGGTTCGCGTCACCCAACCCGTGCTGAACTTCAGCTCGTTGCCAGGCTCGGAATCGACGTTCGTGACATAGGCCTTGTCGTACTCGAGAGCAGAGATGCCGAGGTCTTCAAGGGCCGACTCCCCGATCCTGTGGTCCGTCAGGACAAGGTCGCCCAGACCGAAGTTGAAGGTCTGGGTCAGGATTTGGTCGTTGTTCTCGAAGTACGTGAACGGCTTCTCGTCGAGGTCCGCGAACACCCGATGCTTGCCAACCACAATGGGCAGCGGCTCATACGGACGCAGGCTGTTGGACCCACCAGACAAGCTGTAAGTGGGGTCCTGCGCAGCACCCGAGATCGGCTCCCGAGTGCTCATCGGGAAGATGCTGTTGACTAGAAGCTGCCCGCCAACCATGACCGCCGCGGAACTAGCTACTGCCGCAAAACTGCCAGGGGGTAAATTCAGCAGGTACGGGGCGTAGAACGCCGCGATGACGACCAAAATCGTTGCAAGGATTCGACCGAAATCAGAGTCGCCGCCCCCGGCGTGCGCAGCATGTACGGAGAGGCGTTGAGCCGGTTGGAACACCGTATCGAGCCACTGCTCTTTGGGAACAAAGCGCCCATCGAGGTAAGCAACAGCGTAGGTGTCGATTGGTGCATCCCAACCTACACGATCAAGGTACTCCGCAATCGACTCTTCTTCCTGCGGGGGGGTGAGTGAAAGCTCCCGCCCAGCCGAGGCGTCGTAGGGGTTGGGGTGCCAGCTCGCAAAAGGCAGCATCAGTTCCATGTGTAGAACCCCTCAGCAACCCAACCGAATTTCCACAGGTCCTTCAGCTTGGTGGCGATCACCCCATGCTTCTTGATGTTGTGGAGGACGTATCCTTCACCGCCCTGCTCGTAGTAGACGCCAACGTGAACAAGGTCCATCGAGACCTTGATCTGCACCGCACACCCTTCAACCGGGTTCTCGACTCGCTCGACAAGTCGCTCGAGGGTGTCAAGTGCCTCCGCCAGCTTCTGCATCTCGGCGCTGCGATAGGACGGACGCTCGCCGGTATCCGGGACGTCTCGATTGAAGACCTCGCGTTGAACGTCGACCACGAGAGAGGCGCAGTCGTACTTGCCGCGGATGTACTCCCGCCCGATGAACTGTTCGCTCCAGTGCTGCATCAGAACATCCCCGGATGAGTGTCCGGGCGGTATTGCGCACGGCACAAGGGCTTGAAGAAGATGTTGTCGAAGCCGAGTTCAGCCTTGACTTCAGTTGGGGTGGCCGTCACGGAGATGATGTCCATCTCGACGGACAGCTCGACGTTGTTGGGCGCGGAGCGGAGAACCTGCATGATCTTGACCCGCGCACCTTGCCCCCCAGCGCTCAGCTCGAGCCACTGCATCAGCTCGCGGCCGATGTTGTCGATGGAGATGCTGGCACGTGGCGCCTGGTCTTCCTGGTCGTCAGGAAAGACGAACCTGAACGGCACCGCGAGGTAGACGTTGCCGTTGCTCGTGATGTCAAGCGTGTCTCGCACCACCCGAATAGGCTGGGGCAGGGAGGCTTGATTGATCTCGAGCAAGGTGAGCGGATACTCGGGCGCGGCGGTACGCATGATGCGATCGCGCAGGGCAGAGCTGACGACTTTAGGCATCCCAGGCCTCAATCACGAATTTGATACTCCACTTTTCCAACGTCGGCTCGAACGGCACCTCTTCTTCAAGAGCGCCCGAAGCGATCCGAGCCTGGATGACGATTCCGGTAGTTGGGTCGGGCCAGTCAAACCAACTAGCACCGCGGTTGATGTCCACGTTGAACCAAGTCAGGAAGGCGAGGTAGTTGGCCTTCGTGCTGAAGCCGTAGACGACGTCACGCGAGACAAGCACCCGGCTCCAGCGCTTCTGCTGCTTCGTGAAGCCGTCTTCAAACTCAGTCCGCGTGACCGCGCTGTTCCTGCGGACTTTGAACCCATCGCGCAGGAGTACTGCATAGGTTGGGAAGGTCGCCATGCTTACCTCTTGCTCAGCCCGGTGATGCCCTTGCTGATCGGGCCGTTGCGGCTCAGGTCGTCCATGATCACGTTCACGATCATGCGTTTCCCGTCGAACTCAGTCGTCACGTTGGACGCTTCCTGAGCCGTGCCGTTGTTGATGATGTTGACCTCGACCTGCGGAGCAGACGGGGCAGCAAGTGCTCCGCCCAGGGCCTGCTGTTGGCCTTTCGTGAGCTCCATCTCGCCTTTCTCGGCGATGATCGGCACCTCGTTGCGGCCAATCGTGCCTCCGGAATGGAAGCGCGGGGCGCCAGAGAACACAGAGGGGTGGACAGACCGCATCGACTTAGCTGAGTCTTTTCCGAGCACCCCGCCCGAGTGCCACAGACCAGCCATCGTTGCCGGGTTCGCAAGTCCAGGAACAGGGAGGCCAGCACTAAACGCGAAGCCGGGGAACATGGCTCCAATTCCCCCGGACATCAGGGAACCAATCAGCCCGCCGCCGCCCCCGACGCCGAACAGGTTCTCAAACAGCGGCTTCGTGATCATCGCCTGAGTCGCCATGCGAATCAGGTCAGAGACGACAGAGTTGGCGAGGTCGGAGAAGGACATCTTCCCGGTCATGGCAAGGTTCACGAAGAAGTCCTCGATTCCCTTGCCAAGCTGCTTCACCATCTGCTCGCCAGTGCTGGCTTGATTGGTGACCTCGTCGATGTAGGACCGCGCCCCGCGCTTCGCCCCGGCGTAGAACGACTGCTCGTACTCAGCCCTGCGCTTGGCAGACTCTAGCGCGTAGCCCTCCAGCTCTTCGTAGAGGGCAAGCGTCTCTTTCTTGCGCTGCTCGTTGAAGGTGGGGTCTCGCTCAACCTTCTTCCGCAGCTCCGCGAATTGCTGAACGATCTGGAGGCGGCGCTCCTCGACCTGGCGCTGCACGTAGGGCAGGTCGTCAAGGTTCTTTTTAAGGTCGCTGATCGCCTCTTCATTGGCGATACGCTCGCGCATGGACTGCAAGTCCGCATCGAGGCGGGTGCGGAAGTCTTTCCCTTTTCCAAGAGCGTCAATGTTCTTGTTTACGCTGGCGGTTGTAGCTTTGCTTATAGCCTCTGCCACCTTAGCTTCAGCCCCTTCTGCGTACTGCTCGAGGGTTTTCTTGAGAGCCTCTACCTGAGACTTGCCCTCACCTTTCGGGTCCTTGATCTGCGCAAGAGCCGTTCTGTACATCCGCGGCAGGTCCTGCTCGAGGTACTGACGAGCAGTGGCTGCTTCCTCCGCGAAGCGCTGATCATTCAGCTTGTACAGCTCAGTGTTCAGCGTCTCCTGATCGATGAGGTGATTGCGCCCCATCGCCTGAAGAATCTGGGAAGCGCGATCGTACTGAGACTCGAGCTGCCTGAAGTCGAGCGAGAACATGGCGTTCTCCGCGCTGTTTGCGCGACCCGCGGCAGCACCTCCTGCACCCCCTCCTTTATCATCAGGGGTCCAGTGATTCTTACCTACTTTGAGAGCCTCCATCGACTGAGCGTAGACAGCCTCACTGGCGTTCTTAGTCGCCAGCGATAGAGAAGCATTTTTGTCCTTCGCGGCAGCAATACGTTCCAGAATCTTGCGGTTATCCGCGATCTCCGCGTCGATTTTTTCAATCTCTGCGTTTACCCCGCTATTGCGAAGAGCAGCAACAGCCCGACTGGTTGCCGAGTTCTCGTCAGGCTTCCACAGCCACCCCTGCAGCCTCTCTTTCCGCCCGAGAAGGTTTGCTTGTTTCGTAGCCGTCTGGTCAAAGAGCGAGTCAAGAGCTTTACTCTCTTTAGCCGCCTCTGGGTCTTTACCTGCAAGCCGGTCAAGCAGTGTGGTGAGCTGGTCGCCGCGCTGCTTCAGGCGATCCTCGGCGCCCTTAAGAAGGTCCTTTCCTGCCTGGTCATTGGCCTTAGAGGCATCCCCCATGACGGCCTTGTAGGTCTGCCATGCAGCAGTGGCTAGGCCTACCGCCGTAAGGATGGTTCCGATGACCGGCAGCATCCGGCCGAAGGAAGCAGCAAGGCCTCCAGCCGCAGTAATAGTGTTCCCCATCGACCCGGTAAGGGTTCCAGCGGCGCCTGCCGCTCCAAGGCTCGTCGCGGCCTTCTGAGCAGCACCGGCGAGGCCTTCAAGGGACAGCTTCTGCCCATTGACCACGAGCGTAAACGCACCGGCTGTCAGTGCCGAGGCTCCAAACTGGGTAGCAAGGGCGCGTAGTGTCCCCACCACAGCAACCACAGCAGAGACCGCCCTGACACCGAGATATGTGCCGAACACAAGAAGGATCGTATCGGCGTTCTCTACGAGAACCTGAACGAACGCAGCCATCGTCTTAGCGATGCCGCCCAAGGCCTCCTGGAAACCTTGGGAGCTAGCGAGATCGTTGAACGCCTTAGCAATAAGGCGCAGCGGACCTTCCGCCGCTGCACCCGCCTCGATAAACGTGGCTTTCAGGTTGTTGAGGGAAATGATCATCCGATTTTTCACGGACGATTCGATAGTCAGTGAGGCATCGTCAAGGAAGCCTGCAGCCTGCCCCATCTGGTCTATAGCTTTCTTGATCCCCTCAAGGTCGTTGAGCATGGCGGAACCGACCTTACCGCCACGCTCTCCGAAGATCACCTGGAAGAACCTATCCTGGGACTCCTTGTCGAAATTCTGTACAGCACCAGCCATTTCCTCCATGACCTGAAGGAAGGGCTTCATCTGCTTGGTCGCCGCGTCGTAAGCCGTGATGCCGAGGGCTTGAAGCGCAGACCGGGCCTTGTCAGTCGGGGTGTAGATTTCCTTGTAGGCATTGCGCATCGCAGTACCGGCAGCAGTACCGTCGATGTTCCGTTTCGCCAGCACGGCAAGGATCGCGGAGACGTCCTCGATCTTCGCGCCGAACTGCTCAGCAACCACTGAGGAGACCCTGATCGATTGGGTCATCCTTTCGATCGAGGTCTGCGAGATCGCAGCAGCCTTTGCGACTACGTCACCGACGTAGCCCATCATCTCGACAGGTTTGCCGAACGCAGTTGAAATACCAACAAGCGACTGAGCCGCGCTGTCGAGATTCATCTCGCCTACAGTGGCGAACTTGAGAACCTCAGGGACGACCTTAAGGGACTCCGCAGTCGTAAGACCAGCCTGCGTCAGAACCCTGAGACTCTCTACGACCTGTTGCGGCCCGAAAATGCTGTCACGGCCCAGAGCAAGAGCTGCCTCTCCGAGCTTGGCGACCGACGCCTCGCTCTCACCTGCAACACCCTGAATCAGCTTGAGCTGATTCTGGAAATCCATGAACCCGCGGATGGACTCCCGGATTCCTGCAGACACTGCGAAGCCAGCCCAGAGGGCCGTCATCGGCTTGCCCCAGGTCAGCCAGATTTGGCCCATGCCGCCCGCCACACCGCGCATGGAGGTGTGGAGGTACTGGTAGGCCTCCCCGGCTTTCAGGACCTGTAGCGTGTGCTCGTTCGCGGACTGCTTCGTACCCTTCTGGGCGCGCTCCAGTTCCCGATACTCCCGCGCCATGCGCGAAAGCTCGCCCTCATCCTTAGATGTCTTACCGTACAGGGTCGCCTGAATCTGACCAGCACCCTGCAGGGAGGCGCCAAACGCACG